TCCTGCAATTCCACCTACTTTTAGTTGTAGAGATGAATCTTGAGATCCGGCATATTCTACAAGTTCACCACTCTTAAATCCATGGTTTTTGAAATTGATAATGTTATTTGCTGTACCTATTCCAGTTGACTCAACAATTAACTTTCTATTAGTATAACCTTCTCCAGGATCAACAACTTTAATGCTATCAATCTGTTTTACAGAATCTAATGTTGAGAATCTATGACTTCCTACAGATCCTGTATAGATTCCAACAGGATTAGTTCCAGATTGTTGATCACTTAAATTATTATATAATCTTATTGTTGTATTATTGGTAACTTCGACAAAATATGATGAATTATCAGGAAGATCAAAATTATTTCCTGCAGTTCCAATAGATATAGGATTATTGCCTAAAGAGTTATAAACTACTTGTTGTCCATTGACAAAATTGTGATTTGTAAGGAAGACAATTTGATTAGTGGATGGGTTGACACCACCACCATCTGAAAACTCATCAGCATTGAATAAAACTTCTCTAGGTCTAAAAACTATTACTGGATCAATAACAGTACCCTTTCCATTTCCACCAGAAATATCAATAGAAACAATTTTGTCAATATTATAATCTTGAGTATCTACATATACCTTTTCAAATTTTCCACTAATTACTGGTTGGATATATGCAGTTGTAAGACCAGTAGAAACATCAATTAACGGTGGATTAATTACATCATAATTATCTCCACCAGATAAAATATCCACACTTTCAATTGGACCATAGTATATTACATCATTGGATTTATAATTATTAATTTCCACTCCATTTATTAACATTCCTGTGCTTCCAGGAACTGTTAATTCACCGGAACCATTCCTAATATTCTTTTCTAATGGAAATTTTCTTAGAAGTTTTTGTACTCCGAGTTCTGAATCTACTTGAGAATTTAAAGTAAACGTATGAGTTCCTATGCCGGAGTCTGGTTTTTGGAATGTTATATAACTATCGGAATATATTAATGACTGAGCTCCATATAATCTAAATTCTATATTGGATGTTTTCTCTACAAAATATGTACCTGTATCCAATCCAACTAAAGGTTCATCTAGAGGTGAATAATAAACTTTATCTCCAGTTAAAAATGGCACAGTGCCACTACTAACCTGAAATGCTGTATAGATGCCCGTATTTCCATCTTCTATGATAGAAGTGATACCAACAGATTTGATGCTTGTATTAATATCTAATCTGTAATCATTTACAGGTTCTTCATCCGTTCTTATCTTCGATGGTAATGAGTTTGATGCCACATATCCATATTCATCAGTTTCAACATAAAGATTAAGTATATCTGGCAATCCAGATGCTGCAAATTTTGCTTTGTTTAACTTTCTTCTTACATCGTACTTTTTATTAGACTCTAAAGTTGGTCCATTTAACAAAGTTAAAGAATTTTGTCCAATATCAATACTCTGAATATAAACCTGGTTATTAGTAGCAACTACAACCTCAGTTCCCCTTTCCAGTATTTCAACTTCATCTCCTGTCTTTAAACTAGATCTATCAATTGTAGATCCCAATTTAACAGAACTATTATCAGTTATTTGATATCTTGCACTAGTATTGTATATAAAGGAATTTGCAAAAAATTCTTTCCAATTTGACTTTGTATTCTTGATCTTATCACCAAGATTTTTGATTGTAATTATATCTCCTTCACTTGTCTTAAAACCTTCAGTCTCTTCTTGAAATTTGGATATTACTCCAAGTATTAATAATTCAACCTTTTTGGTCGTGTCACCACCTTCATAAGAGAAATATGTATCATTAGATCTGATATTTGATGTTGATGCTATGTCGGAAGTAATACCAGTACATCCAAAGAATTGATTAATACTCTTTCCAGTATAAGAAATTGTATTATCACCAGAAATTAACGTTCCTGTTTCTGGGAAACTGACGGTAGAATCTACTGTTAAAATAGAATCACCTACAGTGACACTCTCAATCAACTTTGTATTTGGTGTAATTACAAAGTTACCCTCTACAGATGAACGTCCATCATTACCAATGTAGAGTTCAATCTTATAAAAAGTTTTTCCTTTTCTTGTAAATCCTTCTACTGCTGAAATAGATGCCGATGTGCTAGTGTCAGAGGTCTTTATAAGTGTTTCGCCAACAATATTTGAAGGTTCTCCAGATATTACATCTGCTATTACAATTTCTCTTCTTACATAGTTTGCAGAAGATGGTTTGATCAGATAATCTTCCAGGTTTATAATAGATGGAGACTCTCCAAAGATTACTTTGAAAAGAATTTTTATTGCTTCATCTGTTCCTTTTGATGCATAAAAGTCTTTTGCTCTTTTTATAAAATTACCAGCATCTATTTCATCCACAAATGAAATATTTTCTAAACCTGGAGTAAAAGTTGATTTTAGTTTTCTATAAAATTCCTTTAAGAATAAAGAACTTAAGTTTTGAACAGATGCACTAGATTGATGTGAGGCGGCATCCGAAGTAGAAAATACCAAGTTTCTATTGATAGAATCTTGATCAAATTCTGAAATTCCACTAAATCCACGAATACAACCTGTAAAACTATTGGTTGTTATCCCAGTATAGGTAACAATTTCATCATCAATCTTAAAAAGACCGTATTGATTTGGAAATCCTTTTGTACTTGAGACTTCAATTACAGTATCGGTAGATGTTATACTATTAGATAGCGTTGTGCTATCAACAATAACTTCTGGTTTTAAGTTATCTACCTTCAAATATTGATCTAAATTATCAGTAAGGTCAACTGGACCACCCTGATATTCTTGAGAAATATAATATTGCTTTAAAAAATCTAATGCTTTTGGACTTTCGTCCAAAATAAACTCAGGTAATTGATTGGAAACAATATCCTGAATCTTAACTCTAGATTCCATTCCCGTTTGTATCATGCTACTTTCTTATTAGACTTCCGTTTGAATAACTTGATGTGTAAAAATCATTGACAAATCTGGTTCCAGATATTTCATCACCAGATGCAATAACATCTCTTACCATATTTATTGCACTTTTAGGAATGTTTAAAGAGACATATAAGTCTCTCAATCCAACGACATCATTAGATTCTGGGAATGCCTGAACCTCTACAACGTTTCCAGAAACCTCAGTTTCAGTAATGTTTAATGGTCCAAAAATAATTTCCCCCTTTGTATAATCAACTGTGCCAACTTCCTTAGCAATTATCACTGTATTACCATCACCATCAAATTTAATTACTGATATATTTCCTTTTTGGGGATCTTTACTATCTTCTGGTGTATCTGTCAAATATACCGTAGAACTTTCACCAGATATTTTAAATCCGGTTGATTTTATATTTCCACCATTGACATTTACATGAAAACGATTACCAAAACATAGTTCATACTGTGCTGAAGAATTTAAAACTGCCTTCAAATCTCTACGAATAATGATTTTTGTGATATTTGATGTAATTGCAGTATCAGTATTATCGATAACTTGTTGAACTTTACTGTATTTAAGTCTTCCTCCAAACTTGTTCAGATCTAATGATTGTGAATATGTTTGAAGTGAATTTGTAACCGACGTTTTCAATGTATCTAAACTTGATACTTCCGAATAATTGTAATAAACGGCACTATCCAACTCAACATAAAGTATCTTGAGGTCTGTAATTTTTTGATTAATTCCAGATACTGAATACTGTTTTAATTTGGATAAGATATTTTCCTTATTAAAATCGGAAACAAAACTACCATTCTTTGGTTTGATACTGATCTGAACAGTTCCAAACTGTGGAGGATCCAGTTGCTCACCACCAACCACAGAAACAGACTCTGTATTGGGATAGATTCTCTTGATAATTGCCTCGTAATCCCTTGCTGTAACTGCCCGGTATTGCGAGGAATACAGTCTTGGTGCATAATACTTCACAGAGTCAATTGGCTCAATGTCACCCCCGTTTATGGAGGCCTGAGTAGTAGTGATTGTAACTGTTCCTGGATCAATTACTGATCCTACTGAAGATTCTAAAGTACCAGAGAAAGAGAATGTAGAAGCACCGTTTCCATCTCTACCATCAGTTACAATATAATTGGCAGTGATATATGTTCCATCATCATCTTCACCAAGTTTTCTACCAATAAGTCCATCACCAAATCTCAGTTCATACTTCTCATCCTGGATTTCATTAATGAAGAATATTCTTGAGGTGCTATCAACATCAAAAATATTCTCAGAAAGTGAATATTCGATACCTTGAGTACTCGATGATGTACTAATATAGACCTTAAGAGTCGATGTATCGATGAAAGAATTGTTCAAAATGAATCTCTGATCCAATGATCCATCATATAAAAACTGTTTTGTCAAGAATATTCCCTGATAAACGTTAATATTACTAAACGATGCCGTGCCACCGACTACATTTGCCGTAATATCCTCTGGTACGGCAAATGTATAAGATGTATCATTAGCACTCCCCGTGCACACTATACCTGCCTTCAGGGTCAGTGTAGGAGTGTCTACGCTAGTTGTTACATCAAAGGATATCTGTGCGACTGATGCGGTTCTAGAACGGGGTACGTATCCAATATTACCTGCTAATGAAACTACATTCTCTCTCAGTGTTGCAGAATCCAGGAAGGACTCATTCACAACCATATTTGAGTTGAATGCAGTAATATAAGTGTTATATGCTAGTGTATCAATTAAAACAGAAAAATTAGACCCTTCAAAGTCAAAATCCGTGAATGTAGAGTTTGCACGGAGATAATCTTTGATAGAAGTCTTTATCTGATCAAAATCTAGATTTGTATACTTTGTAAAAGGCATTTTATCTTGTTGCCTCTAAGAGGAATGAATATTCTTGTGTCGGAAACTCTTGACCAATGATATCAAATATAACTGTCACATTAAAAGTGTTGTCATCTGGTATGGGATCTACCTCAACGACCAAATTATCAACTCTTTCTTCAAAATTTTCAATTGCAATTTGAATTTGGTCCTGAATTACTGATGCAGTACCAAAATCAACAAATTCAAACAGACTTCTTCTTACGTCAGATCCCAACAAAGAGTTAAAAAACCTCTCTGTTGGGATAGTTTCGACAATATTTCTCACAGAACGACGAATTGCGTTCTCATTTTTAAGCACTTGAAGGTCTTTTGTCACAGGATGAGGTTCAAATGACAAACTAATGTCCTTAAATACCCTTGATATCCTCTGAATTGCCATTTTTATAGAGTTTTCGTAATTTTATTTATACCCTATTCAGCAAGATTCTTCTGTCCCTTCTTCAAATCGTCGTGCATGATCTCCTGAATCACTCTTTCTTCGGGATCTTCTGTTTTATGTGGCAATGACCAGTAATCTGATGTCAAACTTGTCGTTCCCCACATGGATTTCATGTAATCTTGGTCTCTATCGACGGGTGAATTGCCCATTTTTGCTCCTGATTGGTAAAATCAGAACTTTTTGAGGGGTTGCTATCCCTAAATTTTATTTATTTTTCGTCTTCTTCGAGTAAAAGTTTGCGTTCTTTTGATGTTTTCCAGAAATATTCGTCCTCACGACCCATTCCAAGTCGATCATTTCCATTTTCGACCTGATAATATTGAGTCGAAACCTTAAAATCGGGCATTTTGGGGTCAACAGGGGTCAAACTATTGTCGAAAATACGTAATCTATTGTTTGGATAGAGTGCATATTGTCCATTTTCAAGTTCAATGAGGTTATGAGACTTATGTTCGGCAGGATTCTCACTGGTTGCCCAGTCAACATAGTCAGGATCGTGGTGATAGTTATCAATCGTACAGATATAAGTACCCTTTACGATGCCGTGGTCCCTTGTATATGCCTCAAAGTCCATTGAACCAATGAACTTCTTATCCACCGATACAACCCCGTAGTCCATGCAGTTCCAGAACTGTAGGTTAGGTAGACTCATATCGGGTGAAGGGGTCTGTGGGTCCGATACAAAGGCACTGATGGGCAATTTATCGTACATTGCCGCATACTCTGGTAAATAAGTCTCAAAATAAAAAGCACGTCCAGGAATCGATTTAACCGATACCCAGACGCCCTTGACAAATTCACCATGTCCACTTTGATGATCCGTTAAGTATTCTTTACGAACCCATACCTCCATTGAAGGAAGGTTTGCTATCAAACACGCCATATGAACTTATATTAATTAATATATCTATCACCTTTTCTTTTTACGTTTGGCGCATTTTTTAGGTGTCAAAACATTTTTACAACGTTTATCGGGTCTCGATTTCCCACCTTTATGAATCCAACGTGCCATTATCGACCCTGCCCTCGATACATCTTACCTTTCCCGTTACGAGATGATGCGGCATACTTAGTATTTTTGCCTGCTCCCTGACGAGACTTCTTTGGCTTTCCGGGCATAAAACCATCTTTCCCGAGAACACCGACTTTTGAACGAACTGCCATAATAATTTCCTATGATTTGGTGATTTTAGTTTCAAGATCTTGAGGTCTTGGAGAACCCGTCTGATAGAACTCTATCGACAGGTCCTCCATTATATCAAAATATTCCTTTTCCATCAAGTCCTTAAAGAGAATCTTGCCCCGATGGAGAATTGTATATTTTGTCCACCCCATCAGATAACCCTTGTTTTTTCGTGACCGACTCTGATACGAGGATCACACCAGATCTCAAAACCTGCTGCGATTGCATCCAGACAGAAGCTTACATCCTCTCCACACATATCCTGAACCTCTCCAGACTCAAACAC